GACCATCAAAAACCTGATGGACTTAAACAACATCTATGACAAGGACAATGAAGAAGCTGCAAAAGCAGCCTTTGAACGCAACAAGGCCCTTCAGATTGTACAAGCCATCATTAACACGGCTTCGGGTATTATGGGTCAGCTAAATGTACCACAAGACCAGCTGACGGGTGCAAACTTTGTCAAGGCTGCGGTAATTGCTGCAACGGGAGCCACCCAAATTGCTACAATTAAATCCCAACAATTTAATGGTGGTAAAAGCACGAGTGGAGGAACTACACCCACCGCCCCAGCAGTGCCTCAAGTAGCTCCGCAGTTTAACATTGTGGGAGCTAGTGGAACAAACCAACTGCTTCAAGGTATAGCTGGACAATTCAACCAGCCCCTAAGAGCTTATGTCGTAGGTGGAGATGTTACCAGCGCACAAGAAGTGGAACGAAAAAGAATCAAAACCGCAACCTTTGGTTAATTAGTTATGAAAATTATTGAATTAGTTTTAGATGAAACCGCAATGCTTAACGGCATTGATGCTATCAGTATTGTGGAAAGCCCAGCTATTGAGGAAAATTTTATCGCCCTCAAAAATCAGCAAAAACTAGAGTTTGCTACACAGAACGAGGATAAGCGTTTGCTTATTGGGCCAGCTCTTATACCAAACAAAACAATTTACCGCCACCAAGATGGCGAAGAGTTTTATGTGTATTTCTCTAAGGGGACTATCCGTAGAGCTTCAGAATTGTTTTTAATGCGTGGCAACCAAAACAATAGCACCCTTGAGCATGAGGCCGAGATTCACGGGCTTAGTGTGGTAGAGAGCTGGATTATTGAAGATGCAGACAAAGACAAGTCACGCCTCTATGGATTGAATATGCCCGTAGGTACTTGGATGGTTAGCGTGAAAGTCAATAACGAGGATGTGTGGAACAACTTTGTGAAAACTGGCGCAGTAAAAGGCTTTAGCATTGAGGGCTATTTTGCCGATAAGGTGAAGATGGCTAAAATGAATTTGGCAAATGAGGACTTGCTGGATGAGGTGGAAAATATGACTCACCAAGAGGCAATGGAATTTTTGTACGAGGTAGCCAAAATCCTAAAAGACTATGAATAACCAAAAGACACCCAGCCGTACCAGCCCTAAGGGTAAGGGTCGCGGTTGCTATTGTAAGGACTCAAACACTTATTCTAGAAAGTGCTGCGATGGTAGTTTGTGGGCGCAAGGTATTGGAGTCACGGTGAAACTTCCTGAATAAAAATGTAACAAAACAAAAGAAATCAATTATTTAGTTATGAAAGCAAATATCCTTTTGAAAAACATTTTAGCTGAGTTGGCTTCTAAGCGAGTCAAATTAGCTCAAGCCACTTTGGATAACGGCACGGTCTTAGAGGCTGAGGCTTTTGAAGCTGGCAACGAAGTATTTATCGTAACGGAAGAGGAACGCATCCCTTTGCCCGTTGGCGAGTACACGATGGAAGACGGCTCTATGCTCTATGTAGCTGAAGAGGGTGTAATCTCTGAAGTTAAGTCTGCTGGTGCAGAAGCTGAGGAAGAAGTAGCTGAGGTAGCTATTGAAGCTCAGGAAGAGGAAATTGCCGTTGAAGTACCCGAAGAGGTTGCTGCTCCTATGGAGGAAGTAGTTGCTGCCGTTGTAGAGGCCGTTGCTCCAGTCATTGAAGCTATCCAAGCTGAGGTAGAAGAGATGAAAAAGGAGATGGGCAAGTACAAGGAAAAGATGAGCAAGCAAGCTGCTGCTCGTCCTATTAAGCACAACCCATCCAAGAAAGAGGCTGCTCCCGTTAGCTTGGCTACAAATCGTGCGCAGACTACTCTTGACCGCGTAATGCAGAAAATGAATAGCTTTAAGTAAGATGAATACCAAGAAGGTAGTATTCGCCAAACTTTTCTCTAAGGAGGCTTTAAAAGCTCAAAAGGCTCAAAAGCTTTCTAAGCAGCGCAAGTTCAAATTTGCATCTATCAGTGACATTGATAAATTAAATTCAATGGTCGCAAGTTTGGATTCTGCCGTAACTGAAAAGTACAAGGCTTTATATGAAGAGTGGGACGGTCTTGTTACTTTATCTCAGCGTCTTCAAAAAGTTTACCTTGATATGGAAAACCTTATTGAGGATTATAAAGAATTAGAATATCGTGTAACCATAGACACTGAAGATATCGGAAACCAAGCTCGTGAGCTTGGCATTGACCTTTCTGAACTTCCAGCAGTCCAAGAATTGCTTGACAATTTTGCCAATATGGAGGATAATGTTAATTCTGCCTTGCAAATTATGCCTGATGTTTATACGGCTATAAATTCTCTTTAAGATTAGATAAAATGACAAATACTAAAAAAGTAGTATTCGCTAAGCTTTTTAGTAAGCCAGCAAACACTAAGCTTTCTAAGACTCGCCGTGTGAATATGTCCGTTGTTGAGGACATTCAAGATGCTTGGTCAAACTTTGAGGAGCTTTCTTCTTTGGCTTCTTATTATGCTGATGAGCGTTTTGATGAGCTTATAGATGAGATTTATGAGTTCCGTAGCAAATTGAGCGAAGAGGTAGATAATTTGGTAGTCAATACTTCAGTTAGTATGCTTGAAGAAGAAGGTGAAAACCTTATTAAACTTCTAGACAAGCTTGAAAGTGCTGCTGCTGATTTGGATACTGACCCTTCTGAATTGTTGGACGAGTATGTAGATATTCGTGAGGCTGCTGAGGAAGCAAAGTATCTCTACGAATCTTTTAAAGACAAGTATTTGGAGGTTGTGCGTGATAGCGGAACCCTAGCTACTTTCTTGTCCAAGCACAAGGCTAAGCTCAAAAAGAAAAAGTGAACAAGCAAACTCAGCGCATCTACAATATGATGTTCAATTCGGAGAATAACCGAGCTGGGCGTAAAATTGCTTTGTCCCTTAGCGGTGACTTAGAAGATGTGCGTGAGCGATTAGATAGCCTGACCAGTGAGGCTTTAAATGTAGAGGCTGACCTTGAAGATACCTTGAGTATCATTGAGCAAGCTGCTAATTTGCTAGAAACCGAAGTGCAGAATGCACAAAGTATGCTAGATAGGATTGAGGAAACGGTAGACGAAGGCCTTAGTGTGCAAGCAGAGTATCAAAATGCTGCCGAAGAGCTGGGAATTGATTACGAAGCCAACCCAAACTGGGAGGCTATTAGTAATGCTGCCCGTCAAGGAGAGAATATCCTAGCGAAATTGAATGATTTGCTCAGTAGAGCTGAAAAATTTGTTTAACGAATAATAGAAAACCAAAATGGCTACGACCACTTCTATTACTACTACTTACGCTGGCGAGTTCGCGGGTAAGTATATTGCTGCTGCTCTTTTGAGTGGCACGACCCTTGACAAGGGCTTGATTGAAATTAAGCCTAATGTCAAATACAAAGAGGTAATCAAAAAGGTTGCTACCGATGACATCGTAAAAAATGCAGCGTGTGACTTTGACCCCACCTCCACTTTGACCCTTACGGAGCGCATCTTGCAACCCGAAGAGTTCCAAGTCAATTTGCAGCTTTGCAAAAAAGACTTCCGTTCTGACTGGGAAGCCGTACAAATGGGCTACTCCGTTTATGACAACTTGCCCCCTTCATTCACTGACTTCTTGTTGGCTCATGTAGCTGAAAAAGTAGCTCAGCGTATTGAAACGAACATTTGGCAAGGTGCTAACGCAACTGCTGGTCAGTTTGACGGCTTCACCGCTTTGTTTGCTGCCGATGCTGATGTTGTTGATGTAACTGGTACTACCGTTACTGCTGCGAATGTTATCACCGAGATGGGTAAGGTAGTTGATGCTATCCCTTCTGCCCTTTACGGCAAGGAAGACTTGACCATCTATGTATCTCAGAAAGTTGCGAAGGCTTATGTCCGCGCTTTGGGTGGATTCGGTGCTTCAGGTTTGGGTGCTGCTGGTGTTGACCAAAAAGGCACTATGTGGTACGGTGACCAACCTTTGTACTTTGATGGCATCCGCGTTGCTATGGTAAATGGTATGCCTTCTGACGATATGGTTGCTGCTCAGTCTTCTAACTTGTACTTCGGTACTGGCCTTTTGTCTGACTCTAACGAAGTTAAAGTTCTTGACATGGGTGACTTGGATGGCTCACAAAATGTGCGTGTTATCATGCGCTTTACGGCTGGTATTCAGTACGGCTTCGGTTCTGAGGTTGTTTACTATACCTAATCGTTATTGTTGATTAACCACAAGGGGGGTGTGGGATATTCCCCGCCCCCTTTTTTAATTCCTATAAAAAATGGCGTGTGATTTAACTGCTGGTCGTAAAGTTCCTTGTAAAGATGTTGTTGGAGGTATTAACCGCGTATGGTTTGTAGACTTCAGTGACTTGGGAACTTTGACCTTTGGAACGGATGACGAGCTGACAAATGCCACTGGCACATTCTCAGCTTATCAATATGATGTAAAGGGTGCAAACTCTTTAGAGCAGA